GATCTGCTCCATGCCCCGCGTGACCACGCCGAAGAAGTCGAGAATCACGATGATCGTCGACACAACTACCGTGAACAACTTGAGGAACAAGAGCAAAACCCCGCCAAGCACAAATGCCGTTACAATGCCGAGCTGTGTGAGATCCTTGAGAAACTTCTGTCCGTCCTCTGAATTAAGAAAGTCAGTGATTACTTTAAAGATGTCGGTGAGTAACTGCAGAAGAATCGCGCCGCCCTCGATGGTAGCCGGCGTAAATAACGCGCCGAAAAAGTCAAGGATAGCGCCACCCAGGTCGCCAATCTGCTTAAGTGCCACGAGTGCGTCGTCGATAAACTTCTGAAACGATCCGTTCTCGATCGACTTATTGATGAACTCTGCGAAGCGCAGCAGCAGCCCCGAGAACTTGTCCGCAAGAGTCTTAATTGTCGGAAGCGCGGCGACTGCGATGTTCATGAATGCGCCTGCCAACGCGATCATCGCTGGACCGAGTGTCTTCAAGATATCATTAGTCGTGGTGAATAACTGGTTTATGAAGTTAACGCCGTCCGCGCTGTTGAAGAGATCAATGAACATCGCAATTAGCTGCCCGGTAGTTCCTGCCACGAGCACGAGGCCGTTTTGCAGCGGACCAATGATGGTCTTAACTAGTCGAGTCAGCTCACCGACCAGTGGGGCGAAGAGTGCCTGCTGCACGGCGAGCTGCAGCTTGCGGAACGGGTCAACGATCTTTGCAAACTCCTTGGCAACTGCGCGAGCTGACGGCGCCAACTTCTTCAGCGCCTCGTTGATGCCCTCCTTGTCACCCTGAAGAATGGCACTAAGCGCGTCGCCGAAGTTCTGGAAGCCGATGATCAGCGGGGCGAGAGCGGCGACGAGGACGGCAATGGATCCGGGCAGTAGGCCAATTAGGCCGATGAGCTGCGACACAGCCGCGCCGAGACTAACGAGCATACCGATTAGTCCAGGTAAGATCGTAATAAACAACGGCATAAGTGAACTCAACAGAGTCGACCCAAATGACGTAAAGAATGTGCCTAACGTACTTAAACCGGTCTTCGTCGAGTTGAAGAGATCATTGAATGACTCGCCTATGTGCTTAAAGGCCTGCTTCCACAGAGGAACAACACGCCGCTCTAGATGTGTACCGTTCTGAACAGCGTGGAGGAACATGTTGTCAAAATTCTTACCGACGATCCGTCGTAGGCCGTCGCTCTCGACTCCGAGGCCGTGGATCGCGTCGCCCATCTCGTGCTCGATGACGTTGGCCGTCTTCTTGACCGCGTCATCGACCTCCTTGAGCGCCTTCTCAGCCTCCTTCGAGGTCTTCTTGAAGTGCGCGTCGATGTCGTCAAGCGCGTCATTCATCGACTTGTCGAGTTCCTTCACCTCATCGTCGATGATGTCCTTGATGTCCTTGCGGAACTCCTTGGTGCGCGCCACGATGTCGACGTAAGCGACGTCGATCGGTGCAGTCACCGCTACCTCCCCGCTCTCTGCGTCACCGCAATGGCGGTGACATCGGCGAAGCTGACTCCACCGGAGTTGAACCACGTCGGCGGTCGAATGCCGGTGCGAGTCTGCACCTCAGCGACCGCCGGCGCGATATCACGCTCAGCGACGCTAAGCTCACCGATGAGCTTCAAGTTGAGGTCGTTACGTAGGCGAACGTGCTCCTTAACTCGGTGCTCCACGATCGCCTCCTCAACTAGGTAGAAGTGCAGTAGGTCTAAGAAGTCTCCTGGGTCAAGTCGGCGGGGATAAGCTCCTCGAGCGAGGCACCAGCCGTTGAAGAGGTGCCACCGTCGTCGGTCTCCGATCCAGTGGAGGAGGTCGACGACGGCTTGGAAGGGCGGTCCGTGTAGACCTCCATCAACCACTTAACGATGTCCAGGAGTTGCGTGTAGTCAATCGGCTCGAAGTCGGGATCCTCACGCTCCTCATCCGTGGGCCGAAGACGTGCGATGAATGCGCCGTAGCTGGCCTTCCGCATTACGATCTTCATCAAGTTAGCGATCCTATCGATCGCCTCAGTCGACCGCGCCGCGGCGTCGCGTGCGTTCTCGACACTGGTGGGTTCCCCGTCCTCGAATCCCTTCGAGATCTCGCCGAGGTTGCGCGTAAGGTTTGCGAACTCGGCGAGCTGGTTGAGATCCAGCGCCTTGAAGCAGTCATACCGGATTTCATCGATCGTAAAGTCGACCGGCGGTCTCTTCTTCGAGAAGTCCCGCGTTTGCCGTCTCGGTTGCGTCACGTTAACTCCTAGCCCGTCGCCGTTACTGCGTCTAGTCAGACGGTAACACGAGTTTCGATACTCCTATGCAGGGTTCTTACTGTCGGCTGTGGAGAGTGCGTTCTTGAGAAACGGATTAGGTTTCATACCCTTCACGGACTTCGCGAACACGAAACCCTGGTACTTACCCTTCTTCGCCCCGTAGATCTTCGATCGAAAGACGAGAACCTTCGCCTGCTTCGGTCGAATCGGCGTGTGCTTCGGCCCGTAGATGCCGGTACCGTCGTGAACCCACGTCGCGTAGAGAACGTTCGTGCCGACCCGAACGGCAAGGTCCATTGGGCGCACCACAAGCTTTACAGTAATGCTAGCGCGTAGGTGACCTGTGTTAATGCGCCGTGGTCCCGATCCCGTAACTCCACTGAGGTTGCGGCGAGCGCGCGACTGAACACGTGCACCTCGCTTAAGTAGATCCTTAGCGACGCCGCCGACCGGACTCGTGAGGATCTTCTCCTCCACGGCCTTGTTGAACTTGTGAGTGACCTTCGCCGGCAACCGGTCACCTCCTAGACAAGCTCAAACTTAAAGATCAACTCTACGCCACCACAGTTGCCCTCTGGACCTACGAAGTTGGTGCGTCCCACGGTATACTTCTGAATTCTCTGAGTTCGCTTCAACTCTCGCAGGCAGCATGCCACACCGTTGCGTATGGCGAATGCGTCACCCTGCTGAACCAGCGCGGCGGCGCGCAACTTCGCGCATGTTGGCGGCTTTCCATTCGCGTCGAGTCCCGGCACGCACCGCGTCAACGACACAAGAACCTCAACGACTTGACCGAATGGACCGCAGTTGCCGTTGACAACTACGTCTGAGGCGTCAATCGGAAACGTCACAGTCGGGTAGATGCTCTGAATCGTCACCGCGAGCTGGCCGCAGTCGCAGCCGTCCCAAGCAATGTTGCCCGGAACGAGAAGACAGAGGCGCATGTTGACCGGGGTTCCACCCGACTCGGGCGTCGCCTGCAGCTCCTCGACGATGCACTGACCTACGCCGGTGACGATGACGGCAGCAGTCCAGGCTTCGATCATGACGTTCCCCAGGCTCGATGCTGTGGACCGTCGAGGTCATAAACCTGTGAGCGAGCCCTAAGGTGATTCGGATTGGCCGTCTTGATGAACAGATCACACATTCGTAGCTGAATGAACCCGGTGTTGAACAGCTCAGCGATGTTCGCTACAGTCATCGAGATGCCCTGTCGACTTATGTCCACTACTCCCTGCGGCAGCTGGCAGTCAAGACACAGCAGATACTTAATGATCTCAGCCGCGAGTTCACCTACCGCCAGCGATCCTAGGGCGGGAACCGGCTCACCGTACTGCGCGGTAACCGACCACGTACTAGGTTCCGTATCAGGCAGGTTCATGTCCTGGCAGAACGGCCAGAGGTTACCGCCGAGACGCACAAGCTTGCGGTAGTCGTCGACTCGATAGTCGGTGTCTGGCGTCAGTATGACGCCGTCGACCTTGACCTCGGTGATCCCAAATACCGGACCCGGTAGGGTAACCTGCTCCAAAGCGACGCACGAGCACGAGTCATCCGGGCACTGGCCGCAGGCGAGGTTGTACCACGTACCGTTCCACCAGTACGGCTGAGGATACGTGCCGAACTGCCACCACGAGCCCCACCTGAAGTCAGGCCAGCACGTCTGCCGACACGGCCGCAGCTTCACCTCACACACGCTAAAGCGCTGTGCGGTAAGGTGATATAGAATCTCAGATGCCGCGGCGACGGCGACACCACTTACCGCGGCGGCACCTGTCTCGAGCAGCACGTTGCACTCGCCACCTGGCCAGGTCGGCGTCCACGCCTGGCAGGGCCCCCAGCTGTACGTATCAACCACTTGAACACCTCCCTGAGCCAAATCTATGCCGTCTGAGACACCCGTAGACGGGCAAACGCCGGCAGCTGCGGCGTTGCCGCTGGCCACCGGCGTTCAGCGCCGTAGCTTACGTCAGCAGGAACGCGCCACACTGCGTCGGAACGGTGGGTGGCGACGTCGTAGTGATGTTCCAGAGCCAGTCGTCGATGTACGACGTCGTGTCGATCGCACCGGGAAGCCACGACGTACCGGTACCCGG